ACCCTAAAAATTACCCGACGACGATGCCGCCGATCACCATCTTACCCGTCGGACGGATGGTGACTTCAACAGACATCAACCCGTCTACCGGCGACAGGTTCTTAAACATCGACACCTGACCGCTCATCACCCAAACGAGGCCGTCTGGGAACGAGATGCGGTAGCCATCCACCGGTGGCGGCTCAGTGATCATCGCCTTGAGGAGACCCGTCAGGTGGTCCTGCGAGGCGTCGGTCTGCAGGGCGTTGAGCTTCATCGTGAAGCCCGAGCGGCGCAGCACGCCGACCACGTAGGTGTCGATGTTCAGCGTCTGTGTCGTCGCGTCGAACTCCTTGCGGCTGAGTTCTGGCGGCGTGACATCGCCCATCTCGGCAATGTTGGTAAAGACCGTAGGTGTGGCGACTGGCGCCCTTGCGACGACTGTTCCGTGTGCACTGATGGCCATGCGATTCCTCTCTGATATAAGAGATGAGGTGCGCCGTTATTGGCGCGACCTCTGGAATGCTGCTGCTTCTATTTACGAAGGTATCTTCTCTGCTACTATTCCTATTCCATGCATGTCGATCACTTCGGTTCGCCTACCTTCGTCATCATGTGTACCGAATGCATGGTCATAACGTGCGTCTCTCAACTTCTTAGCTATCTCGTCATAGGCTGCTTGTGAAATAGCTAATACTGCGTAAGTGTAAGTCATGATGGCAATTTTTCTGCTTCGATGTTGAAGACAATTGTCGGACGCCCATCTGCGTCTTGCCCGATGTCTGTCGGTTCTTGCCGTGCTGTCACCTTGTGGTAGAACGTCCCGCTCAGTGTCGTGTTGAAGATGCCGTCAAGTGCATCATAGGCAGCCTTCAACATCGAACGCGTCGTCGTATAGCTGATCCCGCGCACAGCAACTTGTGCCGTCGGGCGTTGTGTGTTTGCGCTCGCCTTATTCTGCACGCGCGTCGGCGCCATACCGCCGGTTTCAATAAGCGTCAGATACGGCCCTGGCCCTGGAGGAATCACCGCCTTCGAGCCGAGGAAGATGTTCGAGCCGAAGACTCCGACGCCCTGCGCAACGAGGCGATCTTTAATCTCATCGAGGAAGGGCATTACTCAACCTCCTCCTTGCTCTTGTTCAAATCAAGACGACGTGCCAGACGCGCTGCCATGTAGGGTTGTGACTCATTGAGCACACTCTCAAGGAACTTCGCCTGTCCACCACCGAACGGCGGGCTGGCGTGGTTCGCTTCAAGGTTCTCATGCACATAGATCGCATAGTCCGCTGCCGCGCCACCGAACGAAAGCGTCACCGAGATGCGCCGACCTTCGCGCTCAGGCTTCGAGACCTGTCCACTGGCGCGCAACTTGCCGGTATCCACGGGGCATCGGCGCTTCGCCTCGGTCATCTCGACCTGCGCCTCTTGGTAGAGTGCTGCGCCGACACGGTCCGGGAACGAGTTGGCGATGGCCTTGACCTTCGCCAGCATCTCGTTGACGCCCTGTATGGCAGTCTTCACGCCTGCACCTCACCGCTCATGATCTTCATCCGACGCTCGACGAGGCGTTGCTGCATCTCTTCGTGTTCCTTCTCAAGAAGTTCAGCATTGACTTTATCGCCTTGCTTCGCCTCGACCTCTGCAAGCACGTTGTCAATGGCCGCCATGTAACCCTGTCCAATCGTCGCCCAGCGGAACCGATCCTCATGCACGCGGCGTGAACCACCTGATGCGAGGTGCATTCTGTAATTGTTGTCGTGATAGACCCTATCGAGTTCTGCGATGAACTCCTCCTCATCCGGTACGCCGCCGATCACGTTCACGTAAGGAAAGTCCACGCGCGTCGAGGTACAGGGCACAAGTACCGCTGCATCTCGCGCCCAATCACCAAACGCCGACCAGTCGGGTAGGATACACGGCACGCCGCACGCCATCGCCTCCAGCGCCGGCAGCCCCATCCCCTCACCCTGCGTCGTGCTGATTAAGACGTCGAAGCAGTTGTATGTCTTGCACATCTCCTCTTCGGTGAGTCCGGTGAAGACGGGCGGCTCGATATAGAGCGTGCGGTCAAGGCAGTTGTAGTAGCGCGCGAGGTCAATGACATTGACACTCATGTCGCCCGTCGGCGCTGAGTGCATGTAGAGCCACGCGTTGTCGATGTTGTTGTCCTCGATCCACTTGGCGAAGTACTTAATCGTCAGATCCCAACGCTTGCGCGGCTGGTTGCGGTTCACGTTGCCGACGATGAAGTTATCCGGGTTGCCGAGCACAGCACTCAGCGCCAATGCGCCACCGTGCGTCTTGCGCGTCTCGGTCTTGTCGAGCGGCTTGTAGGTGTCGAGGTCGACACCGAGCGGGATCACCTGCGCTGGGCCGTGGTAGCCGCCCGCTCGCGCTTCGTCGAGTGCGAACTGCGTCCAGAAGATCGCGAGTGACACGCCGCGCAACCACTGGCCGTTGAAGTTCTTCCCATCGACGGCGACTGCAGCCACGACAGGGATGTTTTTCGTCTCTTCGAACTGCTGAAGATAGTGGATATATCCTGGGATGTTCCACCCGTCTTGCTGGATGACGATGACGTCAGCTTGCACCTTGACAGCGATCTGCGCGATGCGCTTCACGCCAAAGCCATCGCCGCCGACACCGGCAAGGTAGATATGATAGGGATACTCATGTGGGTCGCCGTTGTAGTTCATCCCGAGCACAGAGACGTTATAGTGTTCCTTCAGCGTATTGAGGATGTTATGCGTGGCAACGGCGAAGCCACTTGGACATCCAGCATCGCCAACCCAGAGGAGATTCTTCATGCGACCTCCTCATATTGACGCGCAAAGGTTTTCGGATCAAGCGTGCGCAGCTGCTTAGGCGCCGGACCGTTGAGGATAAAGGTGCCCGGCGGAATCATGAGAAGATGCCCCGTCCATCCATCTCCGGTAGGAACCATAACGTTACCATCTTGAATCGTGTATGACAGCAGTCCGAAAAGCATCTGCTTGAGCGACACCTCGTCTTTGCCGTCCCACTGCCACGCAGTGACGACATCACCACTCGACTTGTCTTTGTAGTTCATGCTGCTTCTCCTACGTGTTATGCCCAAGACTTACCGTCACCTCAGGCCTCCAGACGATCTCTTCTGCGCTCCACTTACACTCTGCGAGAAAGTCGCAATCACCGCCAACGTACGACTTCCACGTGCCGAGCTTCTCCGGTACGTTCGGGATCAGGAACATCGGTGTACCGACGTTACCGCACTCGATCTTCGGCTCGTGCCATAGCGTGATGCCGTTCGGAAACTGCATCCGAAACAGCACCGGTCGGTCGGGTGTCTTCTCGATGGCGTCCTGCATCAGTGCCCGCGTGCCAGGTACGTAGATGTCGTCATCGTCGATGTGCGCGATGTAGCGACCCTTCGCGAGCGGCGTGGCGAAGTTGCGCTCACTGTGCCCCCAGTCTTTTCCCGGAGGACAATCGATAGCTCTATAGCGCGGGTCATTGAAACTCAGTCCAGCGACATTGCCTACCACGAGGATCTCGTCGCCGGGCCACGTCTCGATAGACCGAAGTGTCGATCTGAGCGAGCGACGGCCGACGGTTGGAATGAGAAACGTGATCACTTCGGCACCGCCTCCCAGCCCCACTTCGCTGCGAAGTTCACCCGAGCGGTCCGAAACTTCTTGTGGTGCTCGCCCAACTCCTTGCGCGTCGCCGCCTTCAGCGTCTGACTCTGCACCGGGTGCATCACGCCGCACTCCACATGCCCGCACGAGATGAGCGCAGGCTTCGTTCCCTTGCCGTTCACGCGCTGCATGTAGTCTTCGTCTTCGAAGTACGCGTAGCCAGGCGAGATTGCCTCGTCGAACAGGCCGACCACCTCCACGCACTTGTCCCGGATGAGGAAGCATGAGAAGCCCGCCTCATACGACCATGCGAGGTCATACTTCGTCGCGACCATGCGCTCCAGTGAGTCGGGCGCGAAGATGACGTCATCATTGACGATGACGCGCTCCTCAGGCACATTCTCGATGAACCAATTCCACGACTCAGCAACCCCATGTGGACAATTCGGGGTCTGGGCGTTCACCTTGAAATATGCCGTCGCCTGTTTGAGCCGTGCGGCATCCCGCCCGTTGTCGAGGATATGCACCTCATAACGGATCGTACTCGTCTTCAGCGACTCCAGCAAGTTACGTAGCAGGTCATACCGCCTCAGGACCGGGACGCAGACATGCACCATAATGCCTCCAACTTTGCTACTGCTTCTTCTACGGCGACCGAGTGATACTGCGAGTGGTCCGCTCTGCGCGTGCCTTCACCGGCGATAAACACGCGGTCCGGTCTAAACCCAACCCAGTCATGCTCGATCTCGACTGAGTGCAGCGGGATAGCACGCGCAAACCGCGAGGCGACGTCTCGCCAGAAGATGTCGCCCCAGAAGAACCGTGGATCAAAGAAGCACCCAACGGTATCGGCCATCTTCCGACTGATCGTCGCAAAGGGAAAGTTCAAGTAGTTATGCGTCATGACGCCGAAGTCAAAGAGACCGTCCGGATACTTCCTCGCCTCGTCGAGGATGATGCGGTCCCAGTTGGGCGTCTTGAAGATCATGTCGTCATTCCCGACCATCAGCACGTCGCCATTCGACCATTGGTACAGCTCGTTGTACATCTTCGGAAGGTTCGCATAGCCCAGTCTCGGACCGACAACCATCCGCCAGTGCGCGCGTGCATCGTCGCGAAGATACTCCTGCGTCGCGACGTCATCATCATCGACGCGGAACACGAGGTCCGCCCGACCGCTCGTCGTCTGCTCGAACGAGTCGAGCATCGTCGCGAGTCTAGCCAACCGCTGGCGCGTCGGGATGAGTACGGAGATCTTCGTAAATACCATCGCTTCCATTTGAGATGATCTCAACCGTCGGCAGT